TATGTATGTTTGTGGAATTGAAGTCAAATCAATTTGCGAACCTGTTAAAGTCGTTGTTGATATTAAAGTCATACCACCGCTAGTAGCAGCAGCACCAGCACCTTTAATAAAAATAGCGGCTGAAGTGCTAGTAAAATCTAAAGTGCCGCTCTCGTATTGTGCTAATGCTAATGATGCAGATGTGTTTACTGTTGCTGTTCCTGCTGTGATAGTGCAAACTCCAGCACCTAAATTTGTTATTTGAACTGTGTCGCCTGCTGCAAACAACGCTGTGTTTACAGTTATTGTTGTTGCACTTGCATTGCTCATAGATATAGCCGAACCAGCGTCGGCGGCAACTAGTGTGTAACTTGCAGTCTTAGCGGATGCCGCACCGCCTAACATTGCTGTCTGTTGTAATGAAGTCATTTGAGCAGCCGTTAAAGTCTGCCCTACTGAAAAAGTCTGTTTAGCCATTGTTTATCTCCCTAGTAACTAAGTATATCATCATCTAATAAGCCATACGCTGAACTGTCCAATATAAAACCATCCACGATAGGTTCTAAAGTTGTGTAGTTTCCAATCCAAGAGTTCGGGCTGATTTCCCAATTTATGCCTTGGACTTGAAGGTTCTTTGTAATAGTAGTTCCGCTTGGTTGGATATTTTCAATCTCAACATTTGTAAAATAATCTATGCCCATTATTGTGCCAATAGGTACTGCCGCCTCATATAAATCAATAGTCATTTGATCTATTCTAATTGTGGTAGTTGAACGAGTGCCAACCACAATAGCCGCTATATTAGCAGCGTCTGTATCGGTTTCAACAACCAAATCTGAGTAGGTTACCGAGTGTGGGAAGTAGGCTGCAATACTCGCAGCGTCGGAAAAAGTCTGAACTGCGCCGCCTATTTTACTTACATTAGCCTGATTGACAATAAGTTTGTCATCAAAAGCAAAAACTAAATTCTTATATGGGATACCAGTAGTTTGATTAAAGTAAATTGGAGTGCCACTCGCTGAACTTATTGTATTTGATCTATTTTTAAAAGCCACATTACCTTGAGGGTCAATATAAAAAGCGCCCTGTTCTGAAGTTTCAACATTTTGGATTGCAGATAAAGTTGTTCTAGAAGTAGCAGGGTCAGCCAAGGTAGTTGAATTACCAGTATCAATAGTTCTCATTGCAATTGGAAAATCTACTTGGTCTAAAATTTTGCCAAGCCTAGTACCAGTATCTTGTCCAGCGATAGCATCCGTCACAGTAGTAATTGCAGCCATGTTTAAAAGTCTAAAAGCATCCGCCGCTTTAATATCTACATAAGATACATTTTCTGCTTGATCGTAAGTATAAATGTAATCTGTTGTATATCCGCTAAATAAAAAATATTCAGTACCGCTATAAGTTGCTGATATGCGTAATTTTCTTAATGGTGTTAAATTGCCAAAATAAGGACTCGCTGGATTTTGGGGATTGAAGTCGCCCGCAGGGTCATAAATTGTAACCGTGCAAGTACCAGCCTCGTAAGCATCTCGGTTAATATTTCTGCCACGCTTAATTGATATGCGTCTAGTTGAATCAGTTAAATCAACAATTATGGCAGGTGTTGAGGACTCACTTAAAACATCCGAACTATTTAAAGAACTTGAATTTAATATAAAAGGATTTCCAAATGTAGCGCCTGAACTAAAATCAAGGCTAATATTTAATACTGGTAAAGTCATTAGTTACCTGAGGAAGGATTTATACTTGCAAAAGAACCTGAAGCGGAGTCTTTAATAAGACCATTTCTAAGTTCATCTAACAATGCTTGAGTAGCGCCATTAACATTAATTACAGTAACAGGCGCTGTAGCACTACCAGCAAAACGACCAGCGCTTTCTTTAAATCTTTCAGCCGCAATTTGTGATTCAGTCATTCCCATATAACCTGTTGTATTAACTAAAGTTGCCGCTAAATCCGTGTAGTAAGTAGTTGTACCTACTGTTGGTAAACCTAATGGCTTTGTTGGCATGGTTTGTAACAGTTTCATCATTAACAAAATTTGTTTAATTAGATTGTCAATGTCTGTACTCCAGCCCGTAAATGGATAAAGGGCTTTTGGTAATTTAGCAATAGCACCAGCAAGATTAGTAGTCTGCAATTGAGATTTAACTAATTCGGTTGCTAACTTTGCAGCCTCTGTAGCATTTTCTTGGATTAAAGCCAACTGTAAAGAAAGTCTTAACTTCTCTTGATCTGTGACTTTACCTTGCAATGCAGCAAAAATTTGGATTTGATCTAAGTCAAACAAGCCGCCAACCTGATCTAATATCTTTCTTTCAGCAGCAATTTTCTTTTCTTCGTCGGCGCGTTTCTTAGCCGCTGCTGCTGCAGCCTCACTAAGTTTCCTTTGTCTTGCTAAAAATGCTAAGTATTCTTTGTTGCGCTTGGCTTGAGCGTCGGCAGCCAACATTGCCTGATAATTAAGTTTTGTATTAGTTCTTAATATTTCATTGTAAATTTCGCGGCGAGTTTCATCAACACCAAGCAAAAACTTCCATCCGTCTGTAGTTCTTTTTAACAAGTCACTAATTAAAGGTATGTCCGTGCCGAGCATGCTAGTCAATTGACCTAATCTAATTAAAACCGCGCTTATTACATAACCTAATTCTTCCATTGAGTCTGTCATGCCTTTAGCGCCGCGATTACCTGTTGCGGTCTCAAAAGCCATAACTAAGCCTTGCCCAACTATTTCTTTAGTTTCACTCCATTGATTATTTAATACCGCTACCTTGCCAGCATAAGTATCTAGAAATGCAGCAGATGAACCACTAAATGTATTGTTTAACTCTTTTGTAATAGCAGCCATGTCTGCAGATGCTAGGTATGCTCTATTTAAACCAACATTAAGTGAACCTAGTCCCTTTGTATTTCCTGCATAACCTTTGCTTAGTGCGTCAACAACTGTACTTAATTCATTTGTACTTCCGCGACTTACTTCAATTGCGGTGTTTAAATCTTTTGTTGCTTGCCCAACATTGCCAGTTGACAAATACAACTGATTAAATAATGGAATTAAAGAATCATCCGCAATACCGCTTAATCTTGCTAAGTTTTTAATACCTGCTTCAGTATCAGGAAATGCTAAAAGGTTGCCAGTATTTTTAAGAGTGTTTTGTAATGATGCTGCTGCTTTTTCTGAGTCGGTAAATTCCTTAACAGATGCTTTACCAAATGCAACAATTTTGTTAATTGATAATGCTAAACCTAAAGCCAAACCAAGTTTCTTTGCGCTACCGCTTAACTTATCTAAACCGCTTTGAGCAGCCTTCGCACCTTTATCTTTGTAGGTGGTGACTATTGGAATATCAATTGTCATGCGGCTAATCCCAATCTAGATTTAAATTTACTGTCGGCTTTATTTATTGCTTTAAAAACTGCGTCAATTACTTTGCCTTGATCTCTATAATAGGCTGCGAACAACAAGCGACCTTTATCTTCTCTGCGATTTCCAACTTGTTTAAATCCGCCATAAGTTCCCTGTATTGCTCTATTAAAATGCGCACCCGCTTGAGGGTTATTACTTTGTGAATCTGAAGCACCGTTAAAGTTTTTACGACCAGCAGTTTCAATAATTGCACCTGCAGCAGATTTGTTTAATAAACGATAAAATCCAACAAAACCTGCACTATTGCGTCTTGACGCTGCAAGGCTAAAGGTTAAACCTTTACGAATAACTAGAGGGTTGTATTTAGGAAAAGCGCGCAAGTTAGGTGCTAGAGGTGTCTTTGCTTTTGTTCGCGATTTAACAACATTACCTCTATCTTGCCAACCATATAACCCAATTACATTAGGAGTTACATGGCTTTGCGCGTCTTTAACTACGACCTTTAATGCAATTCTAATTTCTTTGTTCATCTCTTTTAAGAGATCAGGTGCGTATGTTTTTAAGGCTGCCTTAGTTTCAACGAGACCTTTTACCTCTACTGGCATCTTCCACCTTTTTTGCTCTGTCTTTTAGATAAGAGATTGTTGCTCTCAACAATGATCTATCCATGTTTAAATACTCTGAGTGCGGTATGCCAGTTTCAACTGCTAATTGAGCAATTAAATAAGTAAAGTCATACCGCGTTACCCATTTGGGGAGTCGGCATCCATAATCTCTACCTTAGATAGAGTTTCTAGATACTTGTCACCAAATGGCGGAACGGTCATACCAGCGCGGCGCTCTGCTTCCCAAGAAAGCCAATAGACATCACTCTGTTTTTCTTCATCACGAAATCTCTTATGAAATCCTGATTTAAAATTCTGTTCAAACGCATATTCAAGTGCAGGGGTTATGTCGTATTCTGACACATCCCCTGAAGCCTTAGTCACCCGAAGTTTAATCATTTTTTCTCCTTAGAATGTACCTGTGGTTGCAACGGTGACAGCACCGTTAACAGTCCATGTTACATCCTGCATGCCTAGATCGCCAACACCGCCGTTAATGTCGGTTGTGTTGTTTACTAGTGCGGTTAATGTGTAAAGAGGGTTTGTTGCGCTAACAGCAGTTCCTTTTTCCTGTAAGAAAACACAGGTAACTGAAGTACCCCAAGCAGCCTGAAGTGTTGCAAGAACATTGGCTGAAGCGGTGTCGTTTAGGAAGGAAATTGTTACGCTTGAGGCTTCCAAGCCTTTTACGAATTTGTGACCTGTGTCACCCATTGCCGTTACCTCAAGTTCATCAAATGAACGGTTTAGTGTGACGGCGGTCACATGGTCAGAAAGGTCAACGGAATTAACCTTTACGCCGACCTTGTTATTTAGAAATACAGCCATTGGTTATTCCTCATCTTTCTTTAGT